ATTGTATCAGCAGTTTCAAAATCTATTTTTGTTTGGTCATCTTCACCAATTTTAACATCAGTAGCTAAAATAGATGTAATGCCTGTTTGTGCAGCGTCTATTGCAAAATCAATATTATCATTTGTTGTATCATAAGTAACTGTAATACCACTTTCAGTATTACTAGATATCATATTAGTTCCAACAGTATCTCTAATATAAGTTGCTAAAGCTGTTCCATCTACAGTAATTGCATCTGCTTCAAGAGTACCATCAACATCTACATTTCCAGAAAAATCACCAGTAGCTGCATCTAGTTCTCCAGATAAAGTAATATCAGTAGCACCTGTAATAGCACCATTAAGTGCAACTGCACCATTAATATCTATTGTTGTAGCCGCTATTTGTACTTCTGTGTCTGCAACAATATCTAATTGACCATCAGCAGATGAATTAATATATAAAGCAGAATCTCTAAAAAGAAGTTTATTGGTACTATTTAAAGTTAAACCTGTCCCGTCAGTGTGTGTTAAAGTTGTATCAGAGTCTGCACCAAATTTTAATACAGAAGAATCAGATCCTAGAATAAGATCATTTGGTAAAGTAACATCAGAACTTGCATCTTCAAAAACTAATTTACTTGCAGGCATTGTACAAAAAACATCTTTTGTACCTGCAGCAAAACTTGTTGCACTATCACTATTAGAAGAAGATATTACAGTTGTTCTTGTTAAATCAGAACTGTCTCCATCTAATGTTCCAAGGCCAACTTCCCACTCATCAGCAGTTTGATGAACAATTGCATAATAAGTAGTATTGGAATTACCAACACCACTACCAAAAGTTTCAAAACCAGTAACTGCTCCACCAAGAGACACGGCTCCTGTTCCTGTGGTTGTAGTTGTTTCTTTTACACGATCATTAATGACTAATGCCATTTAAATTTTTCTCCTATGCTAATCTTAATATAGCGTTACTTGCATCTGCAGTTGGAAACTGAATTGTAAATGTTCCACTTGTAGATGTTTTATCACCACCAAAATCTAAAATAGCAACTGCTTTATTAGAATCAGAACTATTATAAATTAAAGCTCCTCTTGCTGTAATTGTAGCAGATGTAAACGATACATCTGAAAAATCACAAAGAGCTGTAGTTCCAGAAGTAGTGGGGGTAACACTAGTTAAAGTTCCTCCTCCTGCTGAATAAGTTCCTGAATCAGAAACCTCATTTGAGCTTGAGTAGGCAGTTGTGCTAGCATCTAAAGAAGCAGAACTTGTATATAGCGCAATTTTAAAAGTATCACCTGAGGTTGCAGTAAAATTATGCGTACCTACGAGTAACTCTTGTTTAAAACTTGTGCATACAGCTTGAGTTATTGCCATGTTTAATCCTCCTTATGGATTCATTGATTTAATAGGGGTTCTTAAAGCCCCGTGCATATATTCATCTCTTCGGTGCCTTCCTTGTTGTTCCATTGCCAACTCTTGGATAGCTCTTTGATATGAACCTTCATATAATTGCAGCATTTCTGCTGGACCCTTCAAGAATTTGAAGGCCTCTGCAAGACAACCATATAATAATGCTGACGGAGCATTATCACCTAACCACGTTGTGGTATTTGAACTAGACAGTCTTGTTGGTAATCTAGTTATAGCTAATTCGACATTATAAGCAGAATCTGGCGTTGGCGCAACTATTAATGAGTTGTGATCCCACCATGACCAATATTTTGGTGTCCCTGTTGATGTTCTATCTGGGGCAAATTCACTTATAAAACTAACATCTCTTTGTTCTAAAAAAGTTCTTGTTGGTGTCCCTGAGGCAGGGTAAATCATAAAAGACCTTATTGTTCCTAGGGATTCTGGTGTAGGGGAAGATCCGCCAGGTAAAGAAATAAATGCGTTACTTGAAGTTAAATTAGCAGATTGATTTGATTTAAAGACATCAAGATCCACTTCTCTAAATATTCTATTTTCTACATGTTCAATAAAATCATTGGTTATTGTAGATGTTAAAACATCTGTACTTACTTCAGTATAATCTAAAATTTGTTGAGTTAATTCTGCGTATGTTGTCATGATATACTCACCGTTACATTATTAATAATCATTGACATATTTGTATCATTTGATTGTTGAGGTTGCATTGTATTATTTTGATCAAAGATAGTTCTCCTTCCAACCAATATTTCTATTGGCTCGCTTCTATCTGGCCTTGCATTTGATAATGCTTCGGCATCTGCCGCATGTGTTGTGGCCTGTTCATCTTGAGGATGCCTTGCTTCAAATTCAGATTTATGAACAAGATTACCATTCCATTCTTTTTTCATTTCATTGTATGGAAATTCCATGCCACTTCTGTCTGAAATTGCTTTTGCATATTTGCCACTTGCGGTAGCCATTACATAACTCCTATCTTTGGAACAAGCTTAACAGAAGTTCTTGTACTGTCTTCTGCCGCAGCTCTTTGCCATTCATCTTCATAAACTTGTTTAAGTAATTGTATTCTTTCAGGAGCTTTTTTCATTGCAATATAGTAAGCAAGGCCTGCTACTAAACAGGGTAAAAATCTAAAAGGAACTTCTGCATTATTTGTATATGCTCCTGCGTCTTGTATTCTAGTCAATGCGTAATATTTAAAAGTATCTGCTGCATTAGGTTCTGGATACAAGTATAATTTAGGTGTAATAGATCTTTCTAAATAATATTGTGTTGGTGTTGCTGATGTTGTTTTTTTGGCTATGTGTAAATATTCAGCTCTACTAATTCTATCTAATTGCGAATCATTAGTTGTATCAGATGCTGTAGTTAATACGGCAGACATAATATCTACGACATCAGTTCCTAAATCATAGGAAAGTGTTCCTGAGGTTAATGTTTGTGTTCTTAATTCAATAGTCCAAAGATTTAATCCTCTATTTCCCCATTCGGCAAATAAAAGATTCATAGATCTTCGAGCCATTTTAAGGTCAAATCCTGAACGTACAGAAAGCCCACATCTTTCGTAAGCTTCTTCAATAATCTCTTCTACAGTTAGATCAAATGTTGTTGTGCTTGATGTAGCCATATACCATTAATATATTTTCTGAAATTCAGCTATTATTGTGTACATGTTACCTGAATCTGCGGCACCTGGTACAACTAAATTAACATCACTTTCGTTACTGTTACTAGTTTTATCTGCAGGTATTCCACCAAATTCTCTAAAATCCCAATATCCTGTTCCAGTTAAACCAATTATAGGAATATCACCGTCTGAGTCTTCTTCATCTAAACGAGCATAAGAGTCTCCTCCATCTCCACCTTGACATGAAAACCAAACTCTAAGTAAACCTAAATGTGCTACAGAAGTTCCGTCAGCTCTTGCATCTAATGCTGATACATCGCCAAAAACTGTTGTAGCTCCTGATCCATCTGATTGATTAACAATTTTAATTACGACACGATTGTCGTTTTGTTGTAGGATTGTTGGTCCTGTTACTGTATCTGCCATTTGTTTCCCTCCTTAATCAAGAAACGTGGGGCCGAAGCCCCACAGTATTATTTTTAATTGTCTGCGAATGCAGGTGCATCTGCACCTTCTGAGTAACCCCAAATTAGCCAATTAGTACTGTCTTTAGCCATAATGTTAATCTCCATACCACCAAAGTCTGTAAGAGTTAATTTTGAGTTAGAGTTTCCATCAGAATAAATAGTTACATTATCCGCATTTGAATCTGCATGAACAACACCGCCAATGAAGTAATTGGCATCAGCCCCTGTATCAAAGATAAGGTTTTCTGTTTCTTCTGCTGCTCCACCATAAATAAATTTAAAGTGAGAACCAGCAACTGGTGAAGGTAGTGTAATTGTTCTATTTGCTGAAATAGCAGGGACTACAATTAGTCTTCCACTATGTGTTGCATTAGTAAGAGTTGTATCTTCATCTCCTAATGTAACAGGTCCATCACCCATAGTGATGATTTCAGTAACTGCTCCAGTAGAGGAGTTTTTACTTATTGTTTTTATAGTATCTTCAGATCTTATTGGACCTGAAAAAGTTGATTTAGCCATTTTAAACCTCCTTGGTTATATAGACCTTTTACTACGTAGTCTCTATATCGTCTGCGAATGCAGTCTACGCAGCTATTATAATTATATATATACAGTTTTAGAAGAAATTTGCAATAAGAATGGGCGTAATAATACGCCCATTCTAGAGTTTTTATTATGCTCCTGGTGAGCCGAAAATACCTCTAGGGTCAGACCAGCCGAAGCTGTATCTTTCTCTAGCTTTGTATCTTACGTTACCAGTATCAAAGTCACCTTCCATTGCAGTTTTAATCGGTGAACGATTAAAGTGCTTTAGACCGTTTGGTGCATCTGTCTTAATGAAGAAAGCATCAGTATCAGTTAAATAATGATTTACAACATATCCACCTGGGATCATTCCCATGCTTCTTACTGCATTAGTATCATTATCTGATGTAGATGTTCTTAATTCAGTCTTCATAAGTCTTTCAGCAACAAACTGAAGATTCACAGGAATGATCATCTTAGTTGCTTTGACTGCTACTTTTAAGCCACGATTATCAATAAAGCCTGCAATGTCAATTAATGCTTGCTCTAGTGATGTTTCGTTCAAGTCAGCAGATGTTGATAGTTCGTTGGCATAATTGCCACCTGCTACTGTTAAGTGTGCAGTTGAACATAATTCAACACCGTCTCCGCCTGTGTAAGAAGAGTTAAATGCTCTGTTAAGAACATTTGCACCCTTAATTTCTTTAGCGTTTGCCATTGAACGTGCTAAAGCTTTTGTGTATCTAGAACTAAGACTATCGTAAAGGTTATCCTCTACTGCTTCCTCAGTAATAGCAAAAGCTAGTGCCATTGTTTCGTGTGAGTAACGACTAGTGTATGCTTCAGTTGCGTCATCATATTGGATGCCTGCTCCTTCAGCTTTCACTGGTGCGGTACCAAATCCTGAAAGCTCAACTTCTTCTTCAAATGCTCTGTCTGAGCTTTCAACATCGAAAATTGACTTCCACTCTTGGTCGTATCTTGCATATTCCAGACCGAATAATGCATTAAGACCAGGTTCCAACTCTTTAACGAGTTGACTTCTTGATATAGCCATCTATTAGTCCTTCCTATTAGATACCAGCAGTGTTGCTATAGTATAGACCTTCGTTAATTTTAACTAGGAAATTACCGTTTGCACTTGCTGTGTCATTATTATTTGGATCCGTTGTTACATCCACGATTCTCATTTGAGCTGTTGCAGCTGTTATTGAACTAGAATCAAGCTCTTGCTTAGAACGGCCTGTAGCTGTGCTACCTGCGTGAGTTGATACAATATCAGCGTTAGCACCTCTATTGGCAGGCCATGAGGCTCCAATATTTGTGCTGTCTTCTTGAGCTTCGTAGATCACTCTTGGATCGTCGATTATAAAGGCCACTGCATCAGTTGCTGTTGTGCTAGCGGGCCAATATTTTGAGTATGTAGGTTCACCTGCAGAATTAGTGTAGAAACATCCATTAAATACGCCAACTAAGTTAGTTGCTGCCGCAGCTCCAACAGTGATTGTACCGTCAGTATGCAGTTCAACAGCATCGCCTGTAAATATGTTTGTACCATATTCACTTGCAATTCCATAACTTGTTTGGCCACCATTAAAAGGTGCTCCACCCATCATCTTTGTAGGTCTAAACCCATAAGGGGCATCTTTATTTGCCATGGTTTAAGTCCTCCTATAAAACCAGTTAGGTTTTTATTGTTAAGTTATAGTGATAGGAGGTTTTCAAGAATTTTACTTCTTATCTCCTCTACCACCACCAAAAGTAACACGACTCTGTCTATCGACAGTAATCGGCATACTTCGATGCTGCTCCTTATAAAGATTATTGTCTACAGATTGCTCTTGTGTTTCCGTCATGTCACGAAAATACTGAGATCTGCTTTCAACTGTTTCAATCGGTATACGAGCAAGCAGTAATCCACCTACACCTATAACTCCTGCGTGTGCCCCGTCTTCAATAGTTGGAGAAGCAAAATTTGGGTACTCATCTGCACGAACTAGCTCAAAACCTTCTCTTAGTCTTGAAGCCATGTTTTTTTTATCGTCTGTGCCTAGAGTTTCTGCTCTAATCCATCTATGTCTGAAACCTTCGGGTGCTTCAGGTGCTTCTAAGCTTGATGGTGGGCGCCATGGTTGTGCTCTCTTTGTTTTTTCACGAGTTGCATCAGTGCGTGAGGTCTTCTTGGTAGTTTTATTTTCCATTGCTATTACTCCTTCACGTATTTAGCGTATTCCTCCAGAGGTACTCCAAGTCTTTTGGCGATATGGACTTGGCTCGGAGATAGTCTAACTGTTTTGCGTCCAGATGATGATTGCGTCGTTGAACGACCTGCAGATGCTACAGATTGGACGGGCTTTGTAGCTCCTGTATTTTGAACCCCATCAAATTTGTGGGGAAACTCTTGTCTCATCCTAGAATCAATTTCAGAATAATATTCATCTGAATTTGGATCAAAGCCTTGTTCAACTACTTTTTTATGAATACCAAAACTAGCGTAAGTCATCGCTTCGTCTTGTCCAAACCAAGTGTTTTTATCGGCCCAGGCTTCCGCCTTAGGATCTTTACGTTTAGGAGGTGTTTCTGCAGGAACTGCCTGCTCTTTTGCCTCCTCTTGAGAAACTCTTCTAGCTTCTGTTGTAGCTAAAACCCTTTGATTGTCAATAGCTAATTTAGAAAGAGAGTCTTGTGCTTGTACTTGTGCATCAACATTCCCTTCACTAATAGCTCTAGCTAAATCTTCTTTTACTTTAGCTGTTTCAACCTCAGTTCTAGCTTTATATTCTTCAATATAGCTAGTGTCTATGCTATTTTTTTCTGCTTTAAGTTTTTTGTTTTCTTCTGCTACACGTTTTGCGTAATCAAAAGAAGCTTGTTCTCTTCTTTCCGTTTCACGAAGCTTTCCAGTAAGTTTAGCGATTCTAGTCTTAACTTTGTCACTATACTCTTCTAATTCTTCTTTAGGAGCTTCTTCTTTTATTTCTACTTCAGGTGTGCCTGGCTTTTTAACTGAATTTTCTTCTTTTAATTCAACATCCACGTTATCACCTTCTGTAGGAACATTTACTACAGGTTCTTCTGTAGACTTTAGTTGTTGTTCTGGCATGGTTCCTCCATGTTAATATAAGTGCAGTATATCCTCAGGATTACTGATTGTTGCTAAAATTTCGTCATCATTTAAAATACGAATTTCTCCACCTTCAATTTTAAGGCGAGATCCTGCGTATCTACCAAAGATAACCCAGTCTTTCTCTTTACACCACGGACCTTCCGGGAATCTGTTTGTATCTCCATAAGCATCGGGACCGACACTTAAAACATAACCACATACAGTAGTTACTTGTTGCATTTCTTTTGTTGCATCAGCTAAAATTATTCCACCTTTAGTTTTATCAGAACCTTTATATGGTAAAACAACAATCCTCCACCCTGTAGGTTTTGGTAATCTTTCAGTTAATTTTTCAGATAAATTTTTTGGATCAATTTCTTTTACTTGATCAGATTTAACCTCTCCAAAGTTTAGAACTCTTTCAGGTATTTTTTTACTCTTGGTCAATATCTATTCTCCTTTTTTGCAAGAAATCTCGTATTTCTTGTTCTATAAAATCTAGTGATTTTAACTGTCCAACTAGATTACTATAATTATTATAGTCTTCCACTCCTCCTGTCAAGATAACATCACTAATGTCCATTCTTTTTTCACTTATTATTTTCTTTATTTCTTTTATTAGATCAATTGGATTCATTATTGCCTTTCTTTTAATTTTTTAAATTTATTTCTTTTTGGTTATTAAACCCATAGCGCCTTTTGCACCCTTGATCCCGAAGCTTGCGCTACAGGCGATATATAAGAGATGCTTGTAATAATCAGGAAGTGAGTGTAGGGCTTCAAAGCCCGCTTTGATATGTGGTGTCCATCCAGGTATAAAGACTACCACCGCCGGAACCAACAGGCATATTAAAATTAGTTCATCTTTCCAGGACCCCTTCATCTGATCAACGGCCGAGGCCTCCCAGGAAATTTTTCCCTGTATCTGCTGTTCTTTCAAAGCCTTTGCTGCTTTAATTTCAGTAACAGCTAATTCTGCTTTTGCTTTTTTTGTCTCCACAAAACCTTTCACGGAGTCAGTTACGACTCCGAGAAGGGGCTTAGCTAATAAATGCCAAACCATAGTATTACGCAGCTCCTGTCATCTTACTCAAGATAACTATAACTGCAACGGCAACGATACCTGCTTTAATCCAGTCTTTCATTTGCCAGTCATTCCATTCTTTGAGCCAAGCCCAAACATCTTTAAGTAGTTTCATAGTTCCTCCTTAATGTTCACAATCTTTACAATTGCAATCTGTTACAGGACATACACTATCATTTGCACAATGGCAATAGTGTTCACAGTTCTTACAATTACATTTTTCGTTTGTCATTTTATGCCCTCCTTAATGTAATATTCTAGGTTTTTGTTCAAAACCTAATTCTACTATTTGTCTAAATAGTAATTTTGTTAGATCTTCCCCTAACGCTTCAGTATATAACATTTTTGCTGTATTTAAAAACGCATTTGCAACAAATACTGCATCATCAGGATGCTTTGTATTGTCTTCAGCTAATTTATATGCTTCTTTCATAATTTTAGTAGTTAAATCTTTAGAATCTTCTGGGGTCATGGGGTTTTTTTAATTTGTGATTGTTTCATGGCTAGATTTTGTCTTTGTTGTTCTTTTTTAAGTAATCTATCTTGTGCTCTTTCACTTCTATCCATATTGCGATCTCCCTCAGCTTTGTCAAGTGCTACATTTGCCTTTAATTGAGCTATATCTTCTTGAGATTGCATTCTTTCCCTATCAACAGTGTCTTTTTGCTCTAATTTCTTCTCATCTAATGCTTGTTTTTGACCTTGTTGCATTGCTTTTAACTCTAAATCGTTCTTTCTAAGGTCAATTTCTTGTTGTTTTAGGTTTACAAGAGGATCATCTCCTGCGTTATCAAACATTTCTTGCTCTTCAGCTACCATTTGTTCAAGTATCTCTGCAATTTTAACTGCAACAGCACTTTCTGTTTGCATTTCAAGTTGCTGTTGTGCTTCAGGTGGTATTTGGCCTCCTGCTTGTTGCATCATTTGTTCTATTTCAGGTGCCATTTCTTCTTGTATAATATTTCTAGCCATAAATCCAACGTGTTCTGTTATATGTGCTTGTAATAAAGACATAATTGCAGGATTTTGCCTTACTAAAGATGAAGACATAAAAGCTCTGTGCGCCCTGATATGTGCAGAGTGGTCTTGATCAGGGAACGCTACAGGCTTTTGTGCGGCAAGGGAGCCAGCATTTTCCATAGCGGGATCGCTAGGTTTAGGTTGAGGAGGTGGAGGTAACACCTTCTCAATATTTTGTACACCTAAAGCCGCATACATTCTTCTGTATGCTTCGTGTAAATTATGAATTTGAGGATTAGATTGAGCAAGCTGTAATTGTGTTTGTGCAAGTGTTACACGCTGTGCCATAGAAAATATGTTTGGATCTGAAACAGGAATAACATCAACTCTGTCGTCAAAATCAGATTGTTTAACCATTCTGTTTCCACCTGCAACCATGTATGGATATTCAGCAGGTAAATATTCTGAAAATACTTTTGATAATAATTTAAACTCTACTTTTTGTGCATAATGTAATCTTTTATGAATAGCGGACATAACTTTCATACCACGTTCTAAAATAGCCATAGTAGTTCCAACAGGTTGTTGCTGACTACCGCCTTCACCCATCATCATATCGGTTACACCTGCAAATCTTCTACCTGCTTCTGTAACAAATCCTAATAATTGAAATAAAGTTCCACTTGGTTCTTTGTAAGGAAGAGGCATTAAAGATTCTCGTAAGTTTCCACCCGGTGCATCAACATCTCTCCACTCACCTGGATTTAATGCTTCATCATCATCTTTAATTCTAAGTCCTCTTGATTTAAATCCTGCAGGTAAATTAGATAATGTTCCTGCATCTATAAGTTGACGTAAAGCTGCAGTAGCAGTTCTTGATAAACCACCAAGCATGTGGATAAGACCAAAGCCATAGAATCCTAGGCCAGGTAAGAATTTAAAATGAGTAAAATATTGTTTTTTGCTACGAAGACCATCTCCTTGATCCCAATTTCTATAAATAGATAAAACTTCTCCTGAATCATCATCAATAGTTACAATGTATGGAAGCATAATACCTGTAGGAACTCCTTGTTCATCTGTATCTTCAAAACCAGGAATATCTAAGTCAACGTGCATTTCTAATAAATTGTATTCCTCTTCACTAAAGGAAGCTTGTTCAACACCTACAATAGAATCTTCTTTTTCTTTTATTTCAGAAGGATCTCCTGACGAAGGAGTAATATCTATATCTCTATAAAATCCAGAAACTTGATTTTTTCTTAAATCATTGCGTTTCATTTTTACAACGTGCGTAATACGCATACAGGTTTCTAAATCAGAAATTAAATAAGGAACGACTAAATCTTCTGCGGGAATAAACTTAGATACAGCACGTTCTAATGTGCCATCGTAATAAACTTTTTTAAATGCAGATCCTGCTAAAGGTAAATGAAACAACATTTGGTCAAGCTCTGGATCAAACTCCTGCATAGTACAGGTTACTTGATAGTTCATAAATTCTTTAATTCGTTCTGCTTGAGCTTCTACTTCAGGAGTAGAATCTCCTAAAATTTGAGTCCTAACAGGTCCACCTGCAGGAAGTAATTCTTTATAAGCTTGTGCTTGAAACTGTGTTACAGCTTCTGATAATAAAGGATGTGTTACACCTGTCGCACCTGCGAAAGGTTTAGTCCTTTCTTCGTATTTAAATCCTAGTAAGTCTAATCCATCTTTATATGTTTTTTCCCAATCAGAACGAGAGTTTTTATCATCTTCAAAATTATTTTTTAAGTCAGAAGATATTTTGTATAGTAAATCATCATCTAAAACTTCTGCTAAGTTAGCATTAAAGTTCCCTCCGTCTATTTGTGGACTACCTGGGTTAAAATCAAGAGTTGCTCCTCCATCATCGTCTTCAATAATTTCAATTCCTTTGGTTGTATTTTCAGGTTCTGGTAAATCTATAGACTGACCTACTTCTTCTATTTCAAGGTTATCATTTAAATTTTGTATTGCTTTATCAGCCATTTATTAAACTCCTATGGGTCTTAATATATCGTTAATAGATAACAGAGGATTATATGTAGATTTCTTCTGCACTATACCTCCATCTTTAAAGTATTGTGCGTAGGGTGTCAACATTTCAGGTGTTAATTCTAATAAGAACGTTTCTACCTTTTCTCCTGCATTTCCAAAGTCTACTGTTCCTATTGATACATCAGAATTTTTATTTTTAGCTATTCTTCTTAAAGATTCTTCAGAATTACTTGTGTAGTGGTTTCCTAAGTGATCTATGGCTTTGGGTCCACCATATTGCATATCATAGGCCACGTGTTTACCCTGTCTCCTGGGATCGCCAGGAGGTAGTTGTATGCCTGATGTAGGATCTGCGGCTTTTACTGCTTTTGCAGGTGCTACAGCATAATGAGAAGGAGCATCTTTGTTTATCTGTATGGCTCCATTTTCATCAAAGTAAAATCTTTTCCTAGCTGCTTCATAGACATCATTTTTAATTAATGCATCTACCCAATCTTTTTGATTTTTAAAAGGTATATTAGGAAACATTTTTTCAGGATCTACATCATCAATTCTTGAATTAATTATGTTTAAAGCTTCATCTCTTATAGATGCACTTTGATCCATCTCTCTAAATATTGTAGGGGTTATTTTATCTAGTTCCATTTTAGATACTTTGTTTAATACTTCATCTGCTTTTATTAGCATTTCTAGTTGACCTTGTATTTCTGATACAGTAGCAGGCATAGGTCTAAAGACATTGTCTAATTGTTTTTTTAAATCTTGTAAACTAGCATCTCTATTTGGAAGATTCTGTCTATCATCAAGATATTGTCTAATCTGTGCTTTAATATCAGATTTTTTAGAAGCAGCTTTTTGTAAGAAATCTGATTGTATTTCATCTGCTACATTAACAATAATTTTTTTACCTGTTGCAGCTGTTCCCATTCTGTCACTATTAAGGGACCATCCAATAACATAAGGTTTTCCAGCTAACTTATTTTTTATAGCAAATCCAACATCATCTGTAACCTCTCTCATATTACCGTGACCTTCATAGGATTTAATATGACTTGGAAGGTCTCCTGTGTCTCCTCTAATATCTGTAGAGTCCATCCATAGAACTCTTTCTTCTCGTGTACCATTAAGATAATTTTCTTGTCGCCCTGAATCACCGTACTTTAAAGTACCTGCAGAATCTGAATATTTAGATGTTTGTATAAAATTACTTGGAGAAGATGCTACTAATTCTGCCATTTCATCGTATGTGATTGCCGTATTTTTTGTAAACTGTCGAGTCTCATTATTGAATCCTCCTTTTTTATTTAAGTATTGTCGAATGTAAGCATCTTCTAATTCACTTTCTCTAATACCAAGAGATCGAAAATAATCATTCCATTCTTTTGCAGACATAGCTACTGTATCTCTTGAAACATCTTGCCCTTTAATAGTAAGATTTCCTGTTGGAGAGTTCATAGCTTGTGCAAGTCTCGAATAGTAAAGTCTGTTTGTTCCTGATCCAATAGCTGCATCGGGAGTTAAAGTAACAGCTAATTGTGTTCCTGTTGTTTGTTTTTTAAATTTAATAGGTACTTCTACTTCTTCTATTCTAAATCGTGCGTCTTCTAAATTTCCTAGTTGTAATGCTTTAACATTAGCTTCATCATAACTTTTAGCTTGAAAAACTTTATTTCCTTCTGGTCCATAAACATTATAACGCTTTTCTGTTTGTCTTGGTGCTCTAGGATTAGGATTAGGAAATACTTTTTGTTGAGACTTTTGAATATTGGTAATTGTTTTTGGTGCATTGCCTACCGTCATCCAATCCATGATAGGTTTAAATACTTGTTTAAGAGGGAATGCTTCTGCGGAAGGTATAAAGAAATTACCTATCTTAGAGAGCATGGATTCCTGGTTCGGGGCTCGTGGCTCTTGGTTCTCTTCTGCCATAACTTGATCCCCGTCTTCATAACCACGGACATCGCCTCCTTCTGCATATTCTACATATCCTGAACTTTGACCTGTCATTTCTCCTGCATCTGATCTTCTTTTTTGTCCAGAACCAACACCTGGTTGACCTTTAATAACAAATTCTTCTGGATCGTTTACCCATCTTTGTATCTGTGCGTCAATATCTTTTTTAAGTTGAAGTGTTGATAATTCTTTTTCAGCTCCTAAC